TCTGCAATACAATCAACTCTTCCTGCCAATCCAAGATATTTAGAATACAGCGTTCTTTCAATGGCATGTATATTATTTATCTTATCAAGATAGGGTCTTGCATGAGTGAACATAATTTTAGTCATTGGCATGAACTCATTCCAGTCCATTTCCAAATTCATCAAATATGCCTGAGCTGCTTCGTGAAAATCTGTTCCTCTTGCAGTTGCTTTTTTTGTAATCGCATTTGCTTTTTCAACACCAATTCGTTTTCTCCACTCTACGAAAATTTGTCGATTATAAAAAGAGGTTACTGATGTAATAGAAGGCACCCATTGACCATCAGGAAGATGGTATAGGCGCATTCCATTAGTTTCTTTTTTTTCAAGTTCAATTTCACCGAGATAATTATGATGAATAAAATTCATAGATTCATTTGCAGTTTTGTTAGTAGATATTCCTTACAGAGACCAGACCTTACAATGTCCTCAACACCAAATTCAATAACATTGAAAGATGGCATAGCTCTCAAAATTTTCATAAAATCGACCACACCATTTCTTTCATTTTGTTTGATCAAATCACTTTGAGTGGCATCTCCACAGAACATAATTTTGGTGTTTTCACCAACTCTTGTAATAATACTATCAAGTTCGTGAAAATTCAAGTTTTGAAATTCATCAACGATTACAATACATCTATCCAATGTGGTTCCACGAATGAATGAAGTACTCCAAAAACTAATTGTTCCTTGAGTTTTGAGATTACCATAAAGCATCTCAAAGTCAGCATCTGTAGGCATTTCAAACATGTACTTTGCCATGTTTTTATATGGAATCTGATACAGAGAGGACTTGTCTTCATGATCTCCAGGAAGGAACCCAATTTCACGGGTAGAAACAAGTGATCTTACAATATAAATTTTTTCGTAGGGTGTTGTTTCATCTAGAACATCTTGAAGTGCATTATAAAGTGTAATGAATGTTTTTCCTGTTCCAGCAGCACCATAGGCTACGATATTTTTTTCGTCATCATATGAATCAAATAGAATTTTTTGATTTTCTGTGAGAGGTTCAATATCTCGCATTAAATCGAGATTAATTGGTTTTTTCCTCTTCATTTGTTTTGCGGTTAGCCCAACACCAATTGGTTGATCAGATGCTTTTTTTCTTCTTGGCATAAACTTTAGACTGGTTTTACTTTTGAACCTGGAACTTTTGATGCTTTATGAAGAACATCATTCCAACCAGGATGAGATTTTTTGAGTTTATCATATACTTCACCAACTTCACCAAAGTTGGGAGCATTTTCTGGAGTATAGTATCTTTCCCAATCTGGGTTATCTTTACGCCACTGATCCCAATCATGAACGCTCATTTTTACATCTTTGGTTTCACCAGTTTCTTTGTGTTTAACAGGATATGTTGCCATAGTTATAAATTCAAGATAAAGATATTTAGACCCATTCTAGTGCTTCAGCAACAGTCGGGAATTGCTCCACAAAAATTTTTTTACATGCCTCTGCAATGTCCATGTGCTCCTTCTGTGTGCCGTTGGCCGACCTCAAAGAGATATAATGGATCCATGACCTGCATGAACCTGACATGTAGAGTTTTGTGGGCACTGCGAGGGGTAACACGAAACGAGCACATTCCTTTGCAATACCTTCATCAAGCATTTTTTGATACAAGTCCATTGCTTCTTTAAAATGGTCTTGCATCAACATCTCATATTTTTGCACGATAAATGGGTCAACATCATCAATAGAATTCTGACGATTCTTGGTGTCTTGACGACGGAGTTCTGGGAGAGGAATTGTACCACCTAACAGAGAAGAATCAGCATATCGTTGGGAAAACTCTTGATATGTGAAACTACGATGCCTCAAAATTTGGGCCGCCAGTCCCCTGGTAGTCTCAATTTCAAGCGTCATGAATGCCTGCTCAAACACAGACCAGTGTTGGTGATTCACACAATATTTGAGAAGTCCTGCAACTTTAGGATTCTCTTGGTTAGAGGGATTGCTCACACGAGCAACATAACCCATTGTTTTCTCCGCATCAGGAGTCACACTAATCAATCTAACATTCATCTTTTTTAAATTTCTTACGACAGGATTTTAATGCTTTTAGTTCAGTTTTGATAATTTGATATGCTTCTTCTGGAGTCAGTTTTCTACCCATCTCCATAGCAATAGCAAACTCTACTCTAGTTCCGAAATGTTTAAGGGCTTCTTCGAAGCAATTTAATTCTTCGTACATACTTTTAATCGGGGTATCCATCGTCATCATCAAATACCTCATCATAGTCAGTAATTTGTGGATAATTTAAGTATTCTCCCTGTAAGTACGATTCAGGTTCAGAAAGCACTTCTGCTTTCAAAGAATCGAGAAGGAGTTCCATGTTTTTGATGATGAGTTTTAATTTATCTCTATCCATGAAATGGAGTCAACTACTACAATTATAGACAAAAAAAGAGAGGTAGTCAACCTCTCCTATGCATTCTAATACAAGTAATTCACTTGTTATAAGTATGACCACGATAGCAGAATGTACCGTGAGTCTCATGTGGTTCATGACCACATACGTTATACTCAACACCACGATATGCAGTATGAGCAATTTGAGCGTCGTGAAGTGCAGATGCTTTGTCGATCTGCTTCTTGATCATGAGAAGTGTATTCATTGTGTTTCTCCTGAAATACTAGGGTGAATTTAATCTCCCGTTCCTTCAGTCGTGTGCGTCCTATTTCTTAAGACACTTTAGCATCATATGCTGTCCAAACAAACGAGATAAGAATCTTTGCTTATCTTGTTGAGACATATCAGAATCCAGTACGGTTTCTGCCACCTCTCTAACTTGCTGACAAGTCATGTTTGGAGGACTATGTAAATTAGCTAATAGTAGTAACTCAATCATAGGATGAACGCTCCGTTCCGCGACTTACTTGCGTCCAGATGTGTCTTTCTATGCTATGTGCACAGCGACTGCCTCTTGGATGAACGACAGGTCTATTATAGACCTTATACCTTATTTAGTCAAGTACTTTTGTTGTGTATCATTTGATACTGTTTAAAAACCTTATAGGAGCAAAAAAGCCCCAGATTTTTTTGCCCCCTAAAATGGATTTAAAAGCTAAATTTCGTTTTGCTCTGCTTCTTCAATCAACTCTTTAACAATCTGTTCAGTTCCATCCATTGACATCACGGCATACATATTTGACTTCATGTATTTTTTAACTTTCTTATACTTCTTAACCACACCATCAATTGCATCTAAATCAATTGTAATTTTTGCATCCTTTCCTGTTCTACCCTCTCCAGGGTTTCCACCAAATCCAGCACTCATTTCTTTTTCTCCTTGGGAGGTTTGGCTCCCCATAGTTTAGGGTTATATGCACCCTTACCATATTCAATACTCTTTAATCCATCACGGAATTTATCCCAATACATGTTAAAGATATTGACTACTTTTTGACTACGAGTTAAATCATATCGAGTCTCACCATCAACTTCATACTTTATAATATGGGCATCATTAGGACATTCTTTAGTGGTAACTTGTTCCCAAGTTCCATTTTCAATCATAATTTCACAACCATATACTTTTTTAGAATTTTCCTTTTCAGATGATGTCCATGACTCCATTTTAGATTCTTGAGTAACTTCTGTCTTTTCTGCAACTTGTTCAGTCATAATATTATCAAGAACGGTTTCCCCATTGAATATCAGGATATGCTTGTGAAACAATGTCCTTTGTAATTTTATACTTTGTGGAGAGTCTTTTATCTTTGGTCAAAATCAAAACTTCAGCCTCTTTAGGATGAAGACCACGAAGAAGATTGATGAACATCATCTCTCTACGAATATGATTCAACCCACCATTACCACCTTTGACAAAGTGATAGAGATTTCGATACTCTCTACGAAGAGATGTTTTACCTCTTCCATCAAGGTCTTGACCAGTGGCAGATTCACCACCACGGGCCTCTCTTGCCAAATTTTCAGAGAGAGATCCAGAATACACTGATTGGTCTTCTGCATCACCATAAGGAACATCGCCTTCAGGAAGTTCAGAAATTACAGTCTCATCAAAATTCCAAATAAAAATAGACTTTAATGAAATGTGTTCATATGTTTTAAGAACCTCCACTTTTTTAGCACTTGACCTTTGTTTAGATGCCAGTTCTAAAACTTCATATACAAATGGATTGGGAGGCAATATTGCTCCAATTGGTTGAGTTGTCTTACTCGTCTTCTTCTTCGTAGTTGTCATAACTGTTTTCAAATCGTACTGCTAAAATTTCATCTGGTAATACATTGCCATTTTCATCAAACATTTCTGGATGAGTGACAATTGGTTGAGTCTGATAGAAATGTTCTCTTGCTAGCCATCCTAGCATACCACCAACAAAAAAGAACATTATACTAACAAGAGTACTAATGGTAAGAGTTACTGCTAACATTGCCTTTCTCCAGAGAATTTTTTCTTATAATCAAAACTGAATTCAAAATAAAAATGAAACTCTCTGCGGAAGAGAGCAATCATTTTACCAAACTTTACTTCAAAAGTTTTGGGTTCAGATTCCTTTCTTCTCCTTTTTCTTAATAGTAGCTCAACTCCTCGGTTAATCCCGAGTTCATCATTATTTAGATTGCTTTTTTCTCCTTCCTGGCTTTCTATCATAGTCATACCTCTTTGCATCATCAATAATATCATTTAAATAAACTTTTATCTTTCTTGCTTGTGGTTTTGGAATGTGTCCATATGCTTCACGAAGGAATTTATGATTATAATCACTACCACCTTCAAGATATTCTTCAAGTTCACATATAAGAGATGTAATTTCTTGTGCGGTAGAACTGTGAATAAATTCAACTACCTCCACTCTTTTGGTTTTTCTCTCTTTAAGATACTCGTAAAATTTAAGTAAGAATTTACCATTAAATGCATGATCAATTGCTTTTTCTACGATATCGTAAACTTCTTCCATTGATCTTAAACTAGTTTATTTTCTCTCAAATACTGAATAGTTTCTGTACATCCACCTAAACGAGTTCCATCATCAGGACCTTCAACATTCAATACAACTTGTGGAAATGTTGAACCATGGCCAAATTTAGCATAGAATTCATTTCGGTCAAAATTTTCATCTAGCATATAAACTTTATGTTGAAGATTTGCAATTTCCATTGCTCTTTTAAGTTTTACACAGAATGGACAACCAAACTTTGAATAAATTAAAAAATTCATAGTCATTTTATAATTTAATAGTATATATTTAATTACCAAATTTCATGGTTGGCATTTTTCTTCACAGAAACTATTCCAAAAGTCTTCCCAATCCCTATCAGTTGTATTTTCATCTGCTGAAGAAGTGTCATGAGATGAATTAGGTTCATTTCGAATTATTTTATTCCATGCAGATGTAAATTTATCATCCCAGTTATTACAATAAGGAGTATAAAAAGCCGTCAATGCAGCAGTAGTATCAACGATGCGTTGAGTGTTATTGGTATTTACTGCTTCTTGTAGTTGCTCAAGAAGAAACTCAAATGTAGTAATTTGATTGAATGCTTCTTCAAGACTATTCATTGCTTCCCAGTCTCTATTAGTCATGAATTTAGTTTTGTTTGAAGTCATCATACCATCAAAAAAGGTCTCTAGCAAGAGGTTGTTTAACCTTCGTGAGGATGTCGTGGATTAAATTCACCTTCAGAGAAAGGTTGAGATTTGGTCAGGTCCCTGCGAGACTGATTCTTAATAACAATAAAGGCATCTTTGTTATACTTACGAGTGCCAATAGGAGATTGCCACCTTTTATTGTACTCT